AACATTTCAAAACATGTTTTTCGATGGAAAGCAACAACTCGTGGCGCATATTGACCATTTCTTAAACAATCGAGAATGGTATTATGAAAAGGGAATACCATACTCGTTGGGGATTGGGCTGCACGGTCCACCGGGAACAGGGAAAACATCATTTATTAAGGCCCTCGCAAAATATACAAACCGTCACCTTGTCGTCATCCCACTTAAAATTATAAAGACCAAAAAACAACTGGAAGGTTTCTTTTTTGAAAACACGTATTCTAGTTATAATGAAAAGGGTTCCGTGTCATTCGACAAGAAAATTATCGTTTTTGAAGATATTGATTGTATAGGTGACGTTGTATTGGAACGAAGTAGTAAAAACAAATCGCGCGCAAAAGCGAAGGATGCGTCGGAAAATATTGTGATAGGCGACATTGCAAAGCGTGGTCGGGATTCGTCTGAAGTAACAACCGTTCAACTACTCGCTCCGGCTACAGAGCCGCCAATCACGCTAGACGATATTCTAAATTTATGGGATGGAATAAGAGAGACCCCTGGTAGAATATTGATAATTTCATCGAATCACTATCGTAAGCTCGACTCGGCCCTGACTCGCCCGGGAAGAATTGATATAACACACGAACTAAAAAACGCAAGTCATTCTACAATATCTGAAATGTATCAGAATCTATTTAATAGCCCCATTAATAAGGCTAGCCTGAAGAAGATTCGCGAGTATTTATATTCACCTGCTGAAATAATAAATATCTATGTTCAAAATAGAAATGAATGCGATTTTATGAAGCGATTAATGAAAAATAAAAAAGGCGCATAAAATTTCATTATGCTACTGTCCATTTTACAATAAATTTCGTTTTATTGTAAAATAGTAAATACTGCCATATACTAGTTTGAATGATTCAAGATTTCGTTATAAAATTAATCGATAATTTACCAGAGGAGATAACAAAAACGAAGGAGCCGATCGTAATAGACCTCATCTTGGATGGCGGCGCATTTAACGGTAGTTATTTAGTTGGCGCACTATACTTTTTAAAGGAAATGGAAAGACGCAAATATATTAGAATAGATCGCATATCTGGATGCAGCGTCGGCGCAATCGTGGGATTCTTGTATTATATTGATGGATTACACCTTATGACTGAATTATATGAAATACTTGCGGCTGACTTTAGAAAATCATACAAGTTACAACTCGTTAAACAGCTTAAGCGGCATTTAGGAAGTAGTATTCCCACTGATATTTGCCAAAAAATAAACGGTAAATTCTTTATTACGTATCATAACATCAAAAGAGGCACAAAGCCGGTAAAGTGTAAATATACAGACATAGACGACATTTTGAATACCATAATAAAGTCATCCTATATTCCATTTTTAATAGACGGTAATGTGTTATACAAAAACAAATATATAGATGGAATGAACCCTTTTATTTTCGCAAATGAGCAAAATAAAAAAATTCTTTACATGGACCTCTTTGGTTATGACAAGATAAGTAATCTTATCAATGTTAAAAACGAGAAATCAAATTATCATCGGGTCCTATCCGGGTTGCTAGACATTCATTCTTTTTATATAAAACAATCCAATACTCAAATGTGCAGCTATGTTAACGACTGGAATATTTTTAATAGCGGGGGCAATTATATCAAGGTTCTAATAGAGAAACTGATACTATATATTGTTTATGCGATAGTTTTAATAAATAAGAAGATACCAACAGAGGTTAAGGACAGTATACTTTACAAGAGTTTAGCAAAAATATTATATGACATTTTTTTAATCGTGTTAGAAAATCGATGTTTATAAGTTAGAATAATTAAGCATTAATATTCTTCTATAAAAATGGACAGCATTGATATAACTAGTTCTGAATACACAATTAACGACATTTCCAACGATATTATCGGTGGAGGTGACGATTTCTCAGTAGACTCCCTATATATTTATATAGGAATTTTGGTTTTCGCTGTATTGGCCATCGTATTCTTATATAAAATGTATAATAGACATCGGCGAGTCACATTTCAAGATAAGCTAGATGACTGTTACGGCGATATTTGTCGTCCGTAATTTACTTGGAGCGCCTTGTTTTACCGCCATAAATAGCGAGCTTCTTCTTCCTCTTAATTGTTTTGGCCTTTTTGACCTTCTTTTTTGGTGGTTTATTATCATCTGATTTTTTATTTTTAAAATCATCTGGTTTATAGTTTAAAAACCACTCTTCTAACAATCCCTTGTCGTTTTTCTCTTTTAATTCCTTATATTTTGCTGCCTTGTCAGCTCGCATTTCTTCGACTGATTCTTGGTGTCCATAGCAGGTAATACTGAATCTAGTGAGCAGACCCTTTTGTTCCAATCTATTCTTTTGCTGTACATCAAAGAGAAAACTCGACATGCATAATATTCTGTCTAGGAAATGATTATAGTAAGGGCGATCCGCATATAAAAATGCCAAATAGAAACTTAACATAGTGTCGATTGTTGCAATTTTGACTTTTTGTCCAGATATGGTAATAACATTGTAACTATGGCACGCAATCGGTTTGTAGATCATGGCGACTGTATCCTTTCCAACGCAAATTTCATAATGAACCGGAATTACTTCTCCAACCGGGTCTCGCTTTTTGATTTTAACATTATTGACACCAATATCCTTCAAACGTTCCTTCACAATTTCGGCGGTTGTTTCGGGGTCATTGGATAAAACATCAAAATCAGCAATCTTTTCCAATTTCTGTTTAACGTTGCCCGGCATGTAACGCGAATATAGAGACATGGCGTAGCCGCCAAAAAACACGACCCCCTGATTTATAAAAGTGTTTCTTACTGTATCATAAATAAGGTCTTCATCTGTTCTATCCTCCATTTCTCGTTGAAAATCAACCATGTTACAATTTAAATCTGTAATTGGATAATGTTTATTTAACAGAGCGAGACGCTTCATAACCTTTTCCCACCTACTCGTATCTCCCGCAGGGCGTGACAGCTCTAAATACATCGACATTCTTAAATAGTTGGGCGGTGTGTATAAAATTCCGCCTACGCGAATTGCGTCCTTTTTCAACGCATTATAAATGCCCTTTGGTAACATGGTTATATCAGCAACCGGAATATAATTAACGAACACTTTATATGTTCCGTGATGCTGACCCGCCTTTGCCTCCACGTCTGTAAACCCTTGTTTATAATAAACATCTGCCAACTCTTTTGCGTCGGCCAATGCATTCACCGCAAAAAAGTCATAATCAGGAATCTCTACCTCCTTGTTATAGAATTGATCATCTGAAGGTAAGATATTATTAATTGCCGTCCCTCCATAACAAATTAGGGCCTTTCGCTTAATAAAATCTTCGACAATCTTAATAATTCGTTTTATCTCGTCTGATTGAACAACGCGTCGAGCTATTTTCTCTTCTGCCTTATCAACTGCCATACGAAGAATCGCCAATTCGCAATCTTCGAATTTTAATCCTTTACAGGTCTTTTTTGTTGTCATTCCGCGGTCTTATATACTAAATAGATTTAAATCTTCAATGGGCAATTAGTAATTTGAACTTTTAAATTACTAATTGTTATTTTTACATTTTTATTTTACAGTGAGGCGCACTCTTCTTAAGATTTAAAACTATAATAGTCGGTTGACGTTGTGCGTGTAGCATATGAATACGCGGGGTTTTGTGGGGTTGGTGCCGGAATAGTGATAGGTTGGTACCTCAAATCCGCGGGTTTTAAACAAAATGCGTAACCACATCTGTCGAAAAACTCGGCATTTTCCATTAAAAAGTTGTCGACCAATTGATACCGCATTGCGACAAAATTACATCCATATGCTCTAGCTAGCATTGCGCTTGGATTTGCGGGATCGATACCTACGTCCGGGAACACGATTGTCATGCCTGTCTTGTTATATTCTGTTAATTCTTGCGTGTCGGGGCTATTTACAATGTCATAATTTGAATAACTTCTCATAAAGATTGAGTTGCTTGTTATGTTTACGTATTCTAGGAACGCTTGATTCTGTAAAAATGAGTTGTTTATTTTATCAACGACTATAATCACCTTGTTCCTAAATGTTATTAAAGGAACGCTTCCTAAATTATGACCACTGTTCTCAAAACTATAATCCATTCCAAGCAAAATATCATCATACGATTTTAAAATAGACGCTAAATTAGAATACATTTCCTGGTTATTGCTCTTAATTCTTAAGTGAACAATAATGGGGTCTGTTGGATTTGGTGCGGTTCCGCCGGAAAATGCGTAGCTACGGATTGTCTCCATTACGCTGCTAAAATCAACGGAATTAAATGTCTCTTTAATGAAATAACTGTCAACTGTGGAAGTAGCGACGACGGGTTGATTGTCAACAGAATATACTTCAAAGTCTAAACACCTGACACCCTGTTTAATTACTGCCTTTAAATTACAAATATTTACGAAATCGTTTTTGTAAGAGCCACCCGAACAAGCATTATATGCGGTTTTAACATAGTAATCAAAAAGGTTGCCGCTACAGTCGGGATCATTCGCAGAAATAGGCCTAATGTTTCCGTTTACGCTGGGATACAAGGAATTCATAAAATCGCATTCTTTTGTTTCTAACTTGCTTAGATAAATCATGTATGCGATAAATATTACAAGAATGATAAATATAATCGCAATAATCATATACGACTGGAAAGCTTCATCGGAATTTGTAATATTGCTTAAATACTGTTCTGCTATGCTTGGCATTAATCTAATATAATATATTATTTTTTAATTTAAATTTGGGTTTTAGAAAGAATATATTAATGACGAAATAAAGAATTAAAAAATTACCTTATTATATACTTAATATGGCCGGCGGATTAATGCAATTGGTTAGCGAAGGGCAACAGAATATAATTTTAAATGGCAATCCATCGAAGAGTTTCTGGAAGGCAGTTTATAAAAAATACACGAACTTTGGTAAGCAAAATTTTAGATTAGATTATGAAGGAACGCCAACAATTAATCCTACAACTGAATCAACATTTGTATACAAAGTCCGTAGGTACGCAGACCTCCTTATGGACTGCTACATCTCAATCAATCTCCCGACAATTTGGAGCCCGATTATGCCTCCTCAGCCGATTTATAATTCAGCAGGCGTGGTAACTGGTTATACTGACTGGGCGCCATACGATTTTAAATGGATAGAAAATATCGGCGCGCAAATTATTAGCCGCATAACTATTAATTGCGGTAATCAAAAATTACAAGAATATTCGGGGCAATATATTTTAGCTTCCGCACAGCGCGATTTTAGTGCCGAGAAGCTTGCGTTATTTAACGAAATGATTGGACAAACCGTCGAGTTAAATGATCCGGCAAACTATGGTTCGCGAGTAAACAAATATCCAAGCGCCTTTTATACTTCGAATCCGGCTGGCGCACAACCATCCATCCCCGGACGCACATTATATATCCCTCTTGGCGCGTGGTTTAATCTTGTTACTACACAGGCCTTTCCATTAGTCGCACTTCAATATAACGAACTTCAAATCAGCGTGACACTGCGACCTTTTAACGAATGGTTTACTATACGCGATGTAATGGATTATGCGAATATGTTTCCAGTGGTCGCACCGAATTTTAATCAGTTTTATATGCAGCCATATCGATTCCTTCAAACGCCGCCAGATGAAATACTCGGCCCGGTATCTTACGTGGATACCAGAACACAATGGAACGCAGATGTTAATTTAAATTGCACTTATTGCTTTTTATCAAACGACGAATCTGAAGTATTTGCTAAGAACGAGCAGAAGTATTTATTTAAGCAGGTCTACGAGAGACCCTATTATAACATAACTGGACAGAATAAGATTGATTTAGATTCATTAGGAATGGTAATTAGTTGGATGTTTTACTTTCAGCGAAGCGACGCAAACTTGCGAAATCAGTGGTCAAATTATACGAACTGGCCTTATAATTATATGCCACAGGACGTGGAACCTGCGCCTACTGCTGGAAACTATAACTATGTAAATCCGTTAGCTCCAGGGCCTCCTAGTATAGGCCCGGGCGTAAATGCAGATGGCTCCCCCACACATCTCTCTATAACCGGGCAATACAATCCACAGAATATTCAATATATTTTAATAGCACTGGGAATCCTCTTGGATGGGCAATATAGAGAGAATATGTTGCCTGCTGGGGTATATAATTTTGTTGAAAAGTATGTGAGAACTGCTGGAAATGCGCCCCAGGGGTTGTATTGTTACAATTTTTGCCTAGACACGAATCCACGAGTAATACAACCATCCGGCGCGATGAATATGAGCAGATTTACAAATGTTCAGTTTGAATTTACAACCATATCGCCTCCAGTGGATCCATATGCGCAGGTGTTAACCATTTGCGACCCTAATACAGGAGATATTGTGGGTATCAATAAACCAACATGGCGTATTTATGATTACAATTTCAACATGTATTTAATGGAGGAACGCGTAAACATGGTAATATTTGTTGGTGGCAATGCGGGTCTATTGTATGCTACATAAATATTGTGGGTCCGCAAAGTGGGACATTTTCCTACATAATGTAAGAGATTCTTGGAAATTTGAGTGAAAAAACTTCCCTACAGCTGTAGATAAAAACATGTTTTTTCGTTGGGAAAGTTTTTTCAGAAAATTAAAATGGACAAAAAAAATGTCCAAAAATCGAAAAAGCCAAAACAGTGTTGCAAAATAACATGTTTTTACTGCATAATTGAAAATTATGGTCTGGCCACCAAAAAAATAATTTTCAATTTGTTACGATAAAATTTTTATATTTTTGGGGAAAAGAAGTTAAAATTCTAATATTCTGTCAATGTATAGCAATGTTTAGCAATGATTTTAAGCCAAAATTAAGCCCGGAATATTTTTGTGAAAAATGTGACTATAAAACAAGTAAGAAGAGTAACATGGATAATCACTGTTTAAGTGCTAAACATATAAAATCAATGATTAGCAATGATTTTAAGCCGAGCTTAAGCTCCAAATATACATGTCAAAATTGTCATAAAGAATATAAGGATAACTCGGGGTTGTGGAGACATAATAAAAAATGTAAACCCGAAGACTGTTCTAATTCAGACGAAAAGAATGATCAAATAATGAACGAACATTCTGATAAGGATCAACTAATACTTATGCTTATAAAACAAAATTCAGAGCTGATAAAGGAAACATCCGATTTTAAAAATATGATGATGAAGGTGTTGGAAAATGGCACTCACAATACTACAACTACTACAACAAACTCACATAACAAAGCATTCAATCTAAATTTTTTCCTGAATGAAACCTGTAAAGATGCCATGAATATTACAGATTTTGTTGAGTCGATTAAGCTACAATTATCGGACCTGGAAAAGGTTGGAGAACTCGGTTACGTAGAAGGTATTTCCAATATTATTGTAAAGAACCTGAAGGACCTTGATGTTACACAAAGACCTGTTCATTGTACCGATAAGAAGAGAGAAACCATGTATATTAAAGACGAAGATAAATGGGAAAAAGATGAAGAGCAGAAGAAGATGCACAAGTTAGTAAGAAAGGTCGCAGATAAAAACGCAAGAATGGTCCCTAAGTTCAAAGAGGCACACCCTGATTGTGCCAAAAGTGCTTCTCGGTATTCCGACCAATATAACAAGATTATTATGGAAGCCATGGGTGGACGCGGTGATAATGATTTTGAAAAAGAGGAGAAGATAATCAAACGTGTTTCCAAAGAGGTAATTATTCGCGATGCTTAAAAGAAAGACCCTAACTAATTTATTACAAATAAATAATATAAATTTGATACTTAAAGAATTGAAAATGAACAAGGTGTTATTTCGGGGGTTTTGTAGTATTTACTGAAAGAATATAAGCATTGGTTGATATTATTACTATATGTCGGTTTATTCTTGTTTATTATTCTTATTGCTCGCTTTGTCTCCTATTTATGCTTCTGTCGCGGTTCCGTTTGCTTTTCATCAATTGATTGTTATGAACAATTCTCTTCCGGGCTATATT